GTTTTCTTGATTCGAGTCGCCGGGCACACACCCATTAGGACGGCTCACCCTATATGTAACGCACCCCCCCAATTCTTCTTGCCTGGGTAGGTGTTCGTGACGCACAGCCACGTCTTCAAAGGCCGACGTCTTATGGCGTAGAACTAAACCGTATAACCCCCCCCGTATATTCAGCAACTCACACGGAGAAACGATCTTTGATTGGCCTCGCACCCATAGCAACGACCCTATGTCGAGTCCTGCCTCTAGTAGATCAATCGTGAGGCGGTTTGGACGACCGCCGGGAAGTACTATACCTTCGGGGTCAACCTGCTTCACTCTTACACAACCGAGACCGTCAACTGGGTGGTGTGCTAGATGGACTAACAGACCACAAGACCGTGCACTCCGTATCTTTACCTTCATGCGAGTATAGTCTGTGTTGGTGGATCTGCTCATCTCGGCCTGTTCGAAAAGGGGCACCGTCCTAACTCCTCCGGGTGAAACCAGTGCTCCCGAACCTGAACCAGAGTGGTGTTGAATACGGCCGAAAGGTATCAGTGACGTAGGCTCTATCCAGTTAAAAGGAGCCACGACTGGGAACCTCAGGTGCCTCTCGTCTCGGCCAGCCATATTTATGAACATCGCTGACAAGATGCTCTCCGCTTTACCCTCGCCCCCACTCAAACAAAAACAATCAGCTAAGTTCCGGACATAGCTACGTACGAAGTTACCACACTCCGCTCCTATCATCGTGGACAAGTCACGCGCCATTTCAGCCGTCCCGGGTGTGTTATCACCTGCCCGCGCTCTTGGTGCACGCCCGGACACAAAAACCGTTGGGAACCAATCTCCGTCAATCACAACGCCTGGGTCAGACTCGGCAACCAGCGCTGCTGTAACCAAGGCTATCGAATCGACCCAACCACACATAGCTACTTTACTTGGACGTGCTATACCAGGTACCCCCAGATAGCCTTGCGTGGTAGAATGGATCCCGCCATAAGGGACGTTGAAGTCACAGCGCCTGAATACCGATCTCACAAAACCACACTCGTCACCGTGCCCCACCACTGATACTACGTGATGTATACCCTTTGTCAGCGCGAGTGCGTATATTGCACCAGCCGACGCTGCGTCATAATTTGCTCCCAATAAGTGTAGAGCAGATACACATGCTGCACCCAACCTCGCGCCTCTTACGGTCGGTACAATAACACTGTTGGTGCGCATATCGACCTCGAGTAAGTCAGTAACGACCGTCCCACCAGAACCGTTAACGGCGGCGATCAGAACAGCAAGTACATCCGGCGCCAACACACTATCCACCATCCTAGGTATGAAGACCTGGTTTTCACTTGCTGATACCGGAGTGAAAGTGTTACCCAATACTGTAACCGAGACGGGTAGACCTCCACGCATATCCTCCGTGCTAACGTCGTCAAACCAAGAACACGCCGCTGCCCCGATTGCCAATTTATAGACTATCGCCGAAAAGTCAGCGTGTTTCCATTCACCGCTAAAATTCGAATATTTTTTGGCCAGACCAGCTAACTCTCCCGCCATCAAATTACTCATATCATGAGATCCATCTAACGAGACGGCAGCATC